CTTAGCAAAGATATTTTTAACTTCATTCATCTGTTGCATACGGGGGTCAGATGCTCCCATCCCACCACCAGCAATGGCGTCACCCATCGTATCTGACATACCAGCGGCAGCTTGGACAATACCGCCATACTTACCATAACCACTACCTAAAGCTTGGTTAGATTTTAGGCGTTCTTGAGCAATATTACCCAACATATCTTGTTCGCCACTTGAAAACATCCCTGCCATATTTATCCCCTTATATTTAGAAGTCAAACCAGTTGAGAACTTCATCCAAAACTTCCTGAGCCGTGTCCCACACACTTGTACCAGCGTCACCTAACAGATCAGCTGCTTTGCCAATAATATTACCAGCATTATCAATTAAGTTTTCTCCTACTTTTGTAATCCCTTGACTAATTAAGTCAGTAGCTACACTGGTAGGAGTTGTGCCCGGCGTGTTAACAGCTTTAAGGATAGAATCATACTGTTTAGTACGTGCGGCAGTCGCAGCACTCTCAGCCGTAAGGCGCTCTTGTAATCCAGCACCAACCACATCTGCAAACAAACCACCTTGTTCAGCAGCAGCAGCAGCATCTTGTGCAGCCAGTGTACCAGATGCTTTAACTTGTTCTAACTGAGCAGCAGCAGGAGCCAATGCTTGATCCTGTAACTTACCAGCTTGAGTAACTTGCTTACCTTGCATATCAAGTGGGAGGTTAGCAGCGGAAGAACCAATGTTAAATAACCCTTGAGTATTAGCGATGTCCCCAGTCTCCAAAGCTTGTTGTTGTGCTGCCAAGAGGGAGGTAGCGTTACCTAACCCTAAAGCACGAGCCTGTTGTGATGTTGCCATCTGTTCAGCTTGGGTCATGCTATTGAAAGCATCCGCAGACTGTTGCTCTTGCACTGCCTTGTTACGAGCAAGTTGTTCAGATGTACCACCGTAGGCATCTGTCTGAATCCCTAACCTACCTTGAGATAACAGTCGGTTCTGAAGCTCTAGCGCCTCTCGCTGTTGGGCAGGTTGACGCATAGCTTGTTGCTGTTGGAATAACTTGTTAGCCATACTAGTGGTATCACCACCAAGCATGCCTGTCATCTCCTGAGCAGCAGTACCGTAACCAGCCCGTAGACCCGCTAAATCTTCCTGCCCAGCCCCTACCTGCTCCAACTGTGTGTTAGCGCCTGTGAGTGCCCCTGTTGTTAATGCTGAGGTGTCTGGTAGATCTGTGAAGTCATACATTCCCCCTTGCGCCTGTGTTGCAGCATCAACGTTAGATTGCATCCCCGGTGTTAACGAAGATGTAATTGACCCATCTGCACCTACTTCTGTTTTACCTACTGAGCTAGACAGTGTATAGGGTTTAAACTCAATATCTTTTGTTGCTGTTTTAGCTAAGTTTGTGTAGTCCTTTAAGCCAGTTTCGCCTATCGATTGAAGACGCCCAATTGACTCATTAACACCAGCGCCCGCTAAAGCCCCGGCAACACCACCTGCGGCTCCCCCTCCCATCAAAGTTAACCAATCCTCTGTCTGATAACTGCCAGAGCCGGGGATAGTTCCAGCCTGAAAGTTATTCATTGTAGTGTTACCAGTTAGAGCACCACCAGCAGCAGGTAGAGGTGTTCCAGTTAGAGCACCACCAGCAGCAGCAGTGTCTCGAGTAACTTTTACAGCACCACTACCAACAGCACTTGCTAGAGAATTAAGCCAAGCTTGACTGTCTCCCGGCTGGAGATACGAACTCATTGATGCATCTATATCAGCCGGAGTATACCCTTGCGACGTAGCATAATTATACAGCTCTTCTTGTGCTGTTCTACCAGAAGCAGCAGCCATCTTTTGAGCACTAGCAAAAATGTCGGCTTGCTGCAAAGGATTAAAGTTAGTATTCACCGCCATTATACTGTCCTCTTCCACATTTTAACAACCACATATGGCTGTATGTTAGTATTAGACCCACCACCAGCTGCTGTTCCTGCTGCTGTGGTTAATGAATCTGTGCCTGTTGTTGCTGTAAACCCATGAGTGTGAGTAGTAGTTGCAATGTCCTTACTACCACCAGTTTCTTCTAGCGTGTTAAACAAAGCATCCGTAGCATCTTGACCCACAATAACCTTACCAACACCAAACTCTACCCATGTACCAAAGCCCAACAAGGTAGCTGGGTTAGTGCCTAGGGTAGAAATATACAAAGCACCCACTGGGTAAATAACCTGAGCAACAAGCCCAGCATACGCAGCTGTGTTTTGGAAGGCCGCATTAACAAAAGCTGTTGTAGCTATTTGTGTTGTCTGCGTCCCTAGTGTGGCTGTGGGTGCTAGTGGAACCCCTGTAAAGTTAGGGCTAATCGCGTTTGCCTTACTGTTTACTGCCGTTTGAATTGCATTAAATTCATCATCAAACTCTGTGCCTTTAATAATCTTATCGGCATCACCGGGAAGGAGTGCATCCTTCGCAGCAAAGTTTGTAGCCTTAATGTACTGAGCCATTTATTCTATCCTTCCCATCTTAACGAAAACGTCTAATTTTTGTACTGAGAGTTCTGCATTGTCAACATCAGTCTCAAAGCCTATTTGAATAGTAGAGCCATAACCACCCACACTACTCTTAATCCTCTCTAACACAATGCCTTTTGAAAACTCACTGTAACCTGTAACAGTAAAAGTAGTCTTCCATGTGCTTGTTACATCTGTCCACGCTGAGCCACTCCACTGATAAACATTGTTGTTATCTGTTGTCATGTAGGCGTCACCTGTAGTAGGACTAAGAGGTAAAGCAGCGTAGTTAGCTACAACACCCTTGAACTCTAAGTAAGTAACAAACTTGTCTACATCATACTCAAAGATTTCTCCAGCTTGTAGAACAAAAGGGTATGAACGGTGTGCGGAGTCGTAATCAGTTCCAACTTTGATAGTAAACTGTTGGTTAGCTCCGCCTAGGATAGTAGCGCTAATCTTCTTTATAATCTTGTTTACAGTGGGGGAGCCAAAGTCAAAGTAATGAGAGTAGTAACGAATCCTGTAAGAAGCCGTGTTATCTGTGTAACCCGTATACTTACCAATCCCATTAACCTTACCAATTAACACGTCCCTATCACGGAGTCGAACTAAAGCGTTAGCTGAATACTGATTCCAAACTGTAACACGAGATGCACCATTCTCTAAGGCACTACGCATGTCTAAGCAATAAACAGTCTTAATAGCAGGGAAAGAGAGCAGGTAGAAAGCATTGATTTCAGAGTAAACACTACAGATGCTATCTAAATCACCTGTTATATCTATCTCAGTACTAACGTCATTCAGGAGATCATCTCGGACATTAACTGTCAAATCTCGCATAGGTAAGCTCTTCTCTTGGAGGAGGCGACCTAAACTACGAATACCTGTGTCAGAGAGGAAGATTAAATCATTACCTGTATTCTGTACACTCTTGTGGGCAATACAACCAACACCAACAATAACATCTTGTAACCCAAAACTAATAGCTAGTGGGTTGTCAGCACCTGTGTAAATAACCACATGATGTCGACAGAAGATAACCAAGAAATTGTTATGTGCTGCTATAGATTTAATGTCATCGGTGTTATCAGGTAGTACTGCGGCAATAGCGATACTACCACTAGAACCTCCATTAAAAGCTGGAAAGTTACCATCTGCAACATCCGTAGACCAATACACCTTATCCTTAGTGAAAGCCCAGTAACGACCCCAAGCAGCTATAACACCATCAGGGTACTCTGTCCCAAAGTTCTGCGCTAAGCCTGTGAATGTGGTTAGTGTTTGTAATACAGGGGTTCCTGCGGTGTTATAGACAAGAGGCTCTTGCCCCTGCTGAACTAGAAGGGTAGTGTTAGCTAAGTTAGCAGCACTCCAATCGTTGTTAGTTATCGTATACCCTGCTGGTGTAACATCTGTCAGAACAGCACCCACACCACCAGTAAAAACCTTGTTATTACCAGCAGAGAGGATGTCTAATGTATCATCGGTGTTAGCATGCTCGAATATAAACTGAACAGTATTTCCGCTTAGTTGGGCAGAGCCTGTGGTGGTTTGCATTGCCCACCCTTTACGTGCCCCTAAACGCCCATACTTATCAATAATAACATTATCAGCTACCTCTGCAAAGTTAGGAGATAAGGTAACACCACTTTCCTGAGTATTCAGGCCGAAGAAGCCGGGTGTTGCAATGGATAGAGCTTCAAGTTGTTTCATACCGTATACCACACCACTTCTTCAGGGTGACGATTAGCGTCCATAGCAATCTCATCAGCCAAGGCTACCTCAGCAGACTTGTAGGCATTGATACTCTGCTGTCCACCATCCTCACCTCGCTCCTCAATAGCCATTGCTGTGGCTAACAGGATAATAGGTCGGGTAGGGATATAGATACGATCGGAGTCTTGTGTTAACACTTGGTTACGTAAGACCACGTTAAACCGGGTAACATACACACCATCAGGGATTGGGTAGACATCCACTAAGGTGTCCCCATCATCACTGACGCCGTTGAAGGTGTAGTACTGAGGAGAGCCTGTAGGTGGGTTCTCAATCATGTAAGCCTTGTTAAACCAGCTAGAAGTTTGGTACTGTAGCTCCCTTCTAGAGGTGGCATCCCAAGCATCTAACACTTCAAAGTTATTACTACTACCTTGAATCTCGTAGTTAAAAGCTCCTGCTGTTGTGTTACCTGAAAGGGTTTGACGTAAGCCACCCCACTTCCAAGCTACCTCAGCCTGACTCTTAGCCTCGTTAACAAAGTCACCAATCAGACGAGCGTAACTGTTTGAGTTACCTGACCCCTGTACCGTGTCTACCGTGTTCTCTCTCAGCCGTCGTAAGACACTATTTACTGCTTCGACATATGTCATTGTTTATTCCTTTGTAGTTATTATACCACACTTTTTATGTTTTGTCAAGGGTTATTCACCGTCAAAAGCTAAAACAGCTTGTTCTTTTCTTAAATCAAAAGAAGCCATAGCATTCATTAAAGAACCAGCTTCTGTTAAAATTTGGAGTGAATCTCCGCTTTGCATTACCATACTATCGCTAAACTGTACATAGTTGTTAGCAGTTAATGCATATCCAGTTATAATGTAAATCTTATGGGTAATGTCGTGAGCGTGTTGCCAATAAATACTAACAGTTTTATTGTTACCCTGTCGGTTACTAACAAAAAGCGTACTAACCTCAGCTTTATAACCAGCAGGAACTTTGAACAACTCTGTCAACGTAGCTGGTTGTATTACTTTACCTACTGTATGTTTCATTTCTTTTTCTTCTTATTCTGCTTTGAACGCCCATTACGCTCTGGTAATTTTCTATTCATACTTGACCTTTCGTTACAACAAGCCAGATAAGACCAGCTACAATGACTACCCCTGTTACAACAGAAGCGATAATTAAGAACCCATTAATCCAAGCCCACATAACCTCTTTACGTTTCATCTGGGCTAAGACAATCTCTCGATTCTCAGCCTCTCGTTTACGCTTGGCCTCAGCTTGGAACTTTAACCAATCATCCCACAGACCCGGTCTGCCTTGGTAAATAAATAGCTCTTGTAAAGCTGCTTCATGTTGTTTAATCTGTTCAAGGGCAAAGAAAGCCTCTGAGTCTGACCCAGACTTATTAGCCTTCTGGACTAACTTACTCTTGTTATCAAAGAATTTAAAGATGTGCTGACCAGCTGCCATGATGTCTCCACCGTTGGCTATGGTTTCTTTAATCACACCAAAGGCAGCGTTGGCTATCGCTAGTTCAGCAAGCATGTTATTTCCTATATTCTGC